GCGGTACTTTACATATCAACTCTGGCTTTCCGTTCTCTCCTATCCATTCCCATTGCTTCTTCACGGTGTCGTACCGCATCATGTTCGTATCAACAAGGCCCTGTATCTTTGACCGTACGTTGATAAGTTCATCCATGTCGGTCATCTCGACAAATTTCTCATAACCATGAGGATCCTTGCTGATAGCCTGCTCAACGGCTATCTTCACCTGGTTGTAGGTAAGAATGTCGGTATTCTTTACAAAGAGCGCTTTCGCAACCTTCCTTAAGCGTTCTTCGTTCATTCCCATCTCGCCTCCGTAAATCAAGGCCTTGACCTGGGCGCGAAGCATCTCTTTTTCGGCTTTTATGTCAGCCTCAGTAATAAGATCTTCGAACATGAACTTGGTCAGTTTGCCCTGATTCAGGCCTCCCTTGCAATATTGAGACTTCGTGAAAAGGAACCAGGCCAGTTCAATGTTAATCTCTTCCAACTGGAATCTTCCGCTAAAACGGAAGTTCTTCGGGGTGTATTTTTTCACCCCATGCTCCTTGATTATTACGTTCTCCGCATAACGCCACTGATCTGTCCCCGTTGTGGTCTTTACAACAGCTACCAATGGAAATGCGATAGAGTTCGGTTTGTCCGGCAATTTGTTCAGGGGAGAACGGCTTTTCTTTATTCTCTCCGGAGGGTATATTACCGTAAGAGGAAATCGTGGAAATTTTTTCTTCAATGTCTTAATATCCGTTTCTGCCAACTTGTAAGGTACATCGTTCTTGTATAACATAGCATTTTAATTTGGTTTCTTAAAAAATGCCGGTGAGTATCATGCGCCGGCACATGCCCCATAGGGGATCCAATCTTAGGTTTCCATCAGAACGAACTGGTTTCCACCACGGAAATGAGCGCCTACATGCGCGCGCATATAAGTATGCCTCTGGTCGAATTCTGTGACCTTCAGGCCTTCTCCGGCTCCACCGACTTGCCATACTTCCATCCGGCGGTTGTATTTACCAAGACCGCGATACCTGGTCCCGATAGATGACACCATGTTTCCGGAAACAGGATCCTTCCTCTTGTTAATAGGCATCCAAAGACCCATCCTTGGTGCTTCATAGCCCGATGCACCATAAAGTTTGGGATTATTGAATACCCCCATGCGCTTCATAAGGAAAGTCCTTTCTGACTTGGTGAGGTAAGTAAAATTCACGGATGCGCTGAGAGCTTCATTGCTGTTGAACAGAACGCTGTTGGTGGCCTGTTTTGTGAACTGGATGTTCGTGTTAGCAAAATAGGTCACAAGCGAGTTTTCGATGTCCTGATGCAGGGAGATCCCAAGAAGTCCAAGGATATAATTCCCTGCATGCTCCCTGTCCAGGGTGTTATCCATGTCGTCAAACTCGTCAACATCAAATGCACCGGCCACATAGGTCTGCTCATTACCAACCCTGCGGGTATAAGGAATCCATCCCTCGGTTGTTTTTATCGGCCTCCCGGTGTCGGGATCAATCAGGGCGGTATTAGTGGTCTGCTTACCCCAAAGGAGCGCTCCGTCGATCTTGAGGGCCATACGGTAGTCGATGTCAACCTGTCCAAGAAAATAATAGGCAGGGATAGATTGGCCTTTACTTGTCACATTAAACCATGTCTGGTTGACCATTTCTGTTCCGGTATAACCAATGGTTTCTTTGATGATCTGAGCGCAGTTGTCATACCTCCAAACTCCGCGAAGAGCTGGATCCGGCTGACCTGATCCCTCTGACCATGCATCAGAAAAGATTACAAGCTCCTCTCCGGCCGCAAGTGCGGGGAACTGATCCGTTATTTCGTTTGGCTCCACAGTAATTGTGGGAGCTGCCGGGATGGTTGTATCAATTTCTGTGATCGAACCAGGAACCTCATTAGGAAACAATATCTGATCCCATTGACGGGAATAGAAGTTATTGTTCACATCAAGGTCCTGAAGGTCAAGCGTAAATGTAATAGGATCTCCAACCGCCGGCTGTGCAACGATGTCTCTTACATGGATGATCTCATGTATGCGGTTTTCTTCCCAATGTCCATATTCATCAAGCGATACCTGTTCTTCAAATCCCATGGATCTGAGTAACTGGAAATACGATGCTCCCTGATCGCCAAAGCGACTGAAAAGCACGTTCAGATTCTCCGGTTTATGAATGTCAAAGCCGGATACGATGTCTGAGGCATATATTTGGGCAATTGCTTCTGGTCCCATGTTGTTAAAATAATTTTTAATTAAACAATACTCAACATTTGCCTCTTACTTACTCATCCTCTGTTAAGTTCAGCATCAAATACTTTTCGCTGAAATTCCTCATCCTCGTCAATATCTCCCCTCTGAGCCGGGGGAACATCTCCACCGGATAATGGAGTTGGGTTGTGATAGCGTTCCCTCACTTCCTTATCTGAAAGGCTTCTTGCTTTCTCAAATATAGAATGAGCAATACCATCCAGGTTTCGTAAGATCAGTTCCGAATACATATACTTGGCAATACGGGTAAGGCTGTTTTCGTCAATCCCCATGCGGTCATTGATAGCCATTTCTGTTGCCTCTTTCATTATAGCCCTTTGCATCTCCTCCGGAATAGCGAAGTTGATAAATGGCGCCGGCGCCTCTTTTGAATCTTTGGGGCCGGGTAAGTAAATCGGAATCTTTGAAAGCTTTTCTCCCATTGCCTTATTTGCGGCACTCCATTGGGTAGTCAATTCTCTTTCCTGCTCGGGTGTCCATTGTGGAGTCGGGTCAGATCCGGCATCGGGTTCAGGAAGTTTTAGTTTACTCTTAAACTCCTGTAATGTCCGTCTTGCCTTGATCCCATCTTCAGCGAGCCTGAACTTGTTAATCTCTAACTCGTCGTCATCAACTCTTTCAGGATCCACATTGTACGTCGTCTCAACGCGCCTGCGAAGCTGTGGTTCCATCTTGGCGAGTTCCGGTTCCTCCAATAGCCTGGCAAGTACTATGGCCTCTTTTGGATCCATGGTGGCCAAGTCCGTACCATTAAGCCGGTTGAAGATATCGTAACTCTTAATCTTTGTCTCTCTTACAAACTCATTGTATAGCGCTACGTCATCATCAGCAAAATTGCTTTTGGGTTTAACGCTAAGTTTTGAGGAAAGATCTTTGTTCTCTGCCAAAAGTTGCTCATGCCGTTGTCTCAACTGCTCTGCCTCTTTTAGCGCATTTGGTATATTCCTTTTTTTCAGATCATCCACTGATGTAAACTGATCCCCGAAAATCTCTTTCAGTATGCCAGTCGCATCAGGCAACGATCCTGCTTCGCTCGGTTTTGGTGGTTCGGCCGGAGGAATTCCTGCGGTCGGTGGTGCTGACTGAGGATTTACCGGAGGGTTCTCCGGCGCCGGTTCTCCTGTTATTTGGCGCATTATCTCCCCGGGATCTACTCCCTCTATGCCTTTTAGCGCCTCGACTTCCTCTTTTCTGCCTTCAATGTTTTTTAATGCCATAGCTTTTGGTTTTTTACAAATATTTTAAACGGTTGCCGATTGTGGTTTCGCTGTTGCTAATTGAGATACAGCTCCCATGGTTTCCTTAAGTGCGATTTTCTCTTTCTCTCTCTCGTGTTCGATGCCTCCCTTATACTTTTCGTCAATCATAGCCTTGGCTTCATAAAGCCTTATGTCCTCGTCTGTGTCGAACTTCTTCTTCTCCATCTCTAATTGATGCTTGAGTGCAATGGCTTCCTGTTCTCGTTTTGCATCAAGCATCATATTCTCTCTCTGAAGCTGAAGTTGTTTCTCTTTATTTTTCTTACTGCGGTAATTAAGAAAGGCCTCTGCATATTTTAGGTTGCCGTTCTCAAGCAGTCTTTCAATCAACAGAAAGTCGGGTAGCTCTATGCTTTTTGTACCATCGCGATCCGGCGCCATCGCCTGTATTGCCGCCTGGCGGATTATTTCTTTCCTCTTGTCGGTCGGCTTGGCCTCGTATTTTATGTAATAATTGGCATCAACAACATCAGCGCTTATGCTTATGATCTGCGCTCCAATGCGTCCCAGTACCGGGACATATCCTTCATAGGCTTTATTGTTGTGCTTAATTAAAAGCTGAAGCCTCATGCTGGAGTTGCGAGCAACGCGCTCCTTGATGTTTATATAGGCTGAATATATTGGCCTGAGGGCATTATTTGTGGCGGCAATGGCTAACTCTGATCCGCCAACAGACTGCTCGGGGTTTGGTGTTGAGGCATCGGCAATCTGATTTATGCCGGTTGCTTCCCGAATAAATTCTGTATAAACAGAAAATATCTTGATGAATTCATCGAGTTGTGACCCTATGCCTCCGGCCAGTTCCTGAACCGGCCTGTAACCACCAGGGATATTGACCTGCCCCTTGTGTGTAGTTGCTTTAAAAAGCAAATCCCCCTGCTGTTTCCTTATCTTAAGAATCTCAAGGGGTTCCATTTTGCTTGCCCCAAGCTTCATGTTCTGAAGGGATGTATATTCTATCGAAATACCGGCAGGGGCGGCCTGAGCAATGGCGTTTTGCAGTTTCAGGTGAGCAAGTGCTATCTGATGAAGTGCCGGTTCTGACGACTGCACCACCGATTTGTCAGGATATTTGTAGAAATGATATGAAAGCGCAACTTCTTTCCCTTCAGGCCTCGGGATGTCATGCTGTAATCCAAAGTCGAATACAATATCAGTGCCTACAACCCACTTGGCTTTGTAAACGACATGAATATCATATATGTC